AAATCCCATAAATCAGCTGAACCGCTAGCTCTTAAAATTGTCTGAGTATTATTTGTCGGAGCTGTTCTTAAAATAAATTCTATACCATTTGGTTTAGCGTCTTCCGTCCACCAATCTAATGCTAAACTATCCGAACCAGATGATATGTTTAATGATTTAAATTGTTCTGTTTTTTCCTTAAAAGAAACATTACCCTTAACATTTTTCAATCCATTATCTAAATCATTTGCAACATTATTAGTAACAACCGATGGATTATGTTCATCGGTAGAACCACCATATTCTGTTAAATTAAAAGAGTTAGTATCATATCCATAAAGGTTTAATAAAGTATTTATACTTTCTTGCGTTCCCTTTGTTTTGTAAATATACATCAAGTTATTTAATATTTTTGTCCAAAGAGAAGCAATAGCTTTTTTATCACCAACTTCATCGCCACCAGTTCCTTCTAAATAATTTTCTAAACTACCAGAAATTGGGTTTGATAAATCAAATCCAAGTGAGTTTCCTATTATAGGCAAAAGATTATCTGGCATAGAATTTGGATTTTTATATCCTAACTTATATATGTTATGGTAATTATCAATGTAACTTCTTAACAAATCAAATTGCTCTCCTAACATATTTACAAAATCACGAAGAACTTTATGCTCATCACCAGTTTGTAAAATTTCAGGTAAGTTATTTATAAGTGAATGGATATTATTATTATCATAATCTTTAGCAATACGTTCCATTGTATTATACCAATCATTCCATTCTGATGAACCGGCGTAAGCACCATTCGGTGGTCTATATATTTTTGAAAAAGGATGAATGTTAGTTGGATTATTTTTTGTTACAACTACATTAGCAAAAAGGGCTTCTTTATCACCACCTTCTTGTGAAAACACAGGAAATAAATCACCTTGTGGTAAAATAATAGTAGGATTAGCTGTTGAATTACTAACCAAACCGTCCTCACCGATATTCGATGGAAAGAAATAATTAGTAAATTTACCAGAAGTATCTAGGATACCCCTAGCAAATCCGGTTGTCAAGCTAGTTATCATAGAACCAGTTGCTATCGTCCATGTGCCTGAACCCTTTCCATAACTTTCAGGAAAATTACCTGTAAGTACTATCCCATTTGAATTCGATGGTCTAAAATAATTTTGTTGTGCTCTAAATATAAATCTTCTATATTCCGATCCCGTTACTTCTGGATTTAATATAACAGAACCGGTTGTCGCATCAAACGGAATTTGTCTATCATTATTATATGGGTAGTTTCCTAATGTAGTACCACCAGTTGTGTTGTAATTTTGATTAGCTAAACCACCACTAATATTTAAACTGTACTCTGCGTCACCACCCTTTAATAAAAATGAAAGATAAAAATCATCATTAGAATTATAAAAAGGTGGTTGTTCTACATTATACACATCGGTAAAAAGGTGAATAAAACCATCCTCTGTTTTTTTATAAACTCTATCAATTCCCTCTTGGTCTTGTAACATCTCAAAACTATTATCTACTTTATTATTATACTCCCTACCAGCGAAGTTAATACCCACTCCCGGTGCAGATGATGTAGAATAACTTTGACCATCATTATACATAAAATAATCATAATGAGTAAAATCGTTTTGTACGTTTTGTATCCTTTTAAATAAATCTTTTCTTTTTTCTATAACACGCGGATTACTTACTAGTGATAATGAAGAACTTATTTCTGAATATATACTGTCTAGCTTAACAGCTTTATTTTTAAAATTTTCTAATTTAGATTTTGCAGAACCAAAAAACACATGACCATTAAACTTTTCATAATCTATATTTAGGTTAAGGTCTTTTTGTAATCTATTTACTTGCTCTACAATATTTAATCCAACGGATGCTGTTATCTCATTGTAGTTAGCTGAAGAGTCAGAGATTGGTGTATCGAATGTAGAAAATGATACATCTACATCTAAACCTAATCCAACTACAGAAAGTTGTTCTCTATCAATAAAGAAAATAGTTTCGGTTTGTGAAGATAAAAATTTATTTGATATATTAAAATCGGTTGATAAAACTTCTATATCGGTTGGTAAGGGCTCATTTAATTTTAATATTAAAGTTCTTTTATTACTAGTAACCTCATCAAACGCATATCCATTTATAGGAATTAATCGCCCTTGTGATATTTCAAAATAAGAATTAAATTGATATGGTTTTTCGTCTTCTTCATTTGGATCTTCATTCATGAAGTTTGATACCGAGTCTCTTAGACCATTATCTATTTCAAAGTTAACCGAATTTAATCTAACTTCTTTTCTACTTGGAGATACCTGCGATATGTGAAAAATATCACCTTGAGGAAATCTTTTTAAAAAATCAAACTGAACATTATAGTTATCTTCTAAAAAATTATTTCTATCTAAATACTCATTTGGTTTTAAAAATAACTCATCATCTTTTACATAGAAATCAATATTTTCTTGTAAGTCACCGCTGCTATCAAAAAAACCATTATCACCAAATACAGATATTTTTATAACACCTTGCTGTAAATCACTAGCAGTAAATATATAATCACTATTATCGGATATTAATTGTAAGGTGTCGTTGTTATATGGTTGTAATATTTCCATTAAAATGCTTGTTTTTCGTTATCTGTTTCTAAAAGAGGAGTTTCCATCGCACCTTCCCTTTGTATCCCACTACCTTCTGGTTGATTAACTTTATAGTCTCCAATTAATACCCCTACCCCTTCTAAACCTGCTTGATTTTGTATTGCTGAATATTCAGAGTTTGATGGATTTAAATCAACAACACATTTATCATCTCTTATAAATATGTCGGTTGCTAAACTATTGATAGGTAAACTTCCCGATCCGTCATTTATCCACTTTAATTTATCAGCACCAATAAAATCATAAATATCTTTTGGTTCTGTAAATACCCTTGTTTGTCCTAAGTCCAACTGACCAGGTTGTTTTCCTAAAGAACCATTTTTAAATTTTTTTACATAATCCCTAGATGAAACTCGTTCTAAATAATCACTTCGTATAAAGTTATCATCCTTTACAATTTTAAAAACTGAGTTATTGTATTCTGAATTCTCGTCAATACCACCTATGATTGCTTGATTATCTTTTAATGGCAGTAGATTAAAATTACTTGTACCGAATATAGAAAAATCTTGAGATGATAAAGATCCATCATTCACTACAATGTTTTTTGTAATGAGATAACTTTGTAAAATAAAAGCTCCATTAGGAGTATACCTATACAATACAATTTTTATTGACTTTACACCAGGATTAACATAAACATGATTACTAGAATTTTGTATTGGTTTTGTAAGCGTAGATTGTTCATTTATAAATTTTTTAAAATCATAATCACTAAGATTAGGATAATCTTCTTTATCGTAAAAATTAAAAAGATAACTATTTTCTATCTGACTATCGGACAGCAGTTGTTTTTCATCACCCCATTGAATAACTCTGTACTTATAATAAGAAAAAGCTTTATGAGTATATGGTTCAATATTATCTTCTAAATAAGCAACAATAGCATCTGGATCAGAAAGATATGCTCCTCCGTAAAGTGCTGTTAAGTCTGCATTCTCATCAAAATTATTTTCGAATTCATTTAGATTAAACAAGCCTATTGTTAGATCAACTTCTATTGGATAGGATGTGTCTCGATATTTATTATCACTTCTTTGATAGTAAAGTAAATTATCTTGAGTATCTATTGTTCTTAAATTTACTATAAAGTCTACTGGATTTATATTTAAAGACTCGATATACTCGTCATTATCAATACTATTATCAAATTTAAAATTAGGATACCCTAAACTACCAAGATAACTTAATTCTGTTGGTGGAATGTTTTGTGGACTATAAATTAATCTATCTTCTGGAAAAAAAGTTATTTGTGAAAATCTATCTTCATCTAATTTTATTATATTATTAAAACTAGTAAAACCGGTAAGTATAATAGCAGCATCCTCATCGTCCCCAACATTTTTTATTTTCATATTTTTAGGAAACATTATCTCATGTGTAAAGTAATCATCTTTATCGGCTTCTGGTACTTCTCTTAAAATAAATGCATTTGGGTACTGATTAGGACTGTGAGTTCCCTTACCTATATCTTTTATTTTTTCCTTTAAATCATCATCAAGTGATAAAATTATTCCAGCGTCTTCATTGTCTTCTCTTGGTTGTATAAAAGCTGTTCCATCTGAAAATAAGATTGTTCTATTTGAAAATGGAGTTTTTCCTGTTAAATCAACTTCTATTCCATTTGTTATTTCAGGAAAGGTAAGTTCATTATAAAAATAATTTAAAAAATCTTTAGCTCTTTGGACTGCACCATCATCATTATTGTCTATTACATTAAATAAACTACCACCCGACTCTGAAAGTATTTGTACAAGAGGTCCTGCTACATCTTTATATGTATAGCCTTGATTTGATGGATTTAATAAACCAGCTTCAAAAAGAATGTCTCTGTCATTATTACTTGCGCTTTCACCATCGGTATTTTTTACTAAAGTGCTTTGTGCACCGGATGTCGGTCTACGTATTTTGTAATATATTATTTCGGATAAATCAAATTCTATATTAATTGGCACACCTTTCTTATTAGATGGGACATTTACTGAAGATAATAATATCTTATTTCCTTTAACTATAGAGTTCCAATTACCCAAGGAAAAATCTACAAGATTAGAACTATTTAATCCAAGTTCTGTATTAGTTCCTTCTGGATAAACACCAGGTGTTTTTATAGATGGGTAACTATTTTTTTTGTTATATGCCATTAAAATGCCTGCTCTGTACTATCTTTAGTAATACCATCTTGACTTAAAGTTTGAGTTCGTTGTAATCTAAAATTTTGATCAAGAGATAATTTAAAATCTTGATTATATTCAATTTTATTGTAATCGGTTTTATCAATTAAATCACCAGTATTATTTTGATCAAAATCCACATTTAATATTAAGTTATCATCCGCTTCATCTAAGTTTGTTATTGGTGCCGTACTTACTCCATATGAGTTTTCTGTATTTACCTCTTCTACAAAATTACCATATATATCTAACTTAGGTAAATTTGGATAATAATAATTATCATCCCATACTTGTTCATCATCTTGATTTATAATTACTTCCTTATACGGAGTTCTTGGAGTTCTTGAACCACTTACCGGATCATCACCATCTTCTACTGTAATTCCACTTTTATTTAAAAGAGTATAATCATTTGGTATTATATTTTTCCAATAAATATTTTCATTTGGTTTATCACTATCATCACTTTCAAATCCTAACTGTTCCCACATCAGTTTTACACCCTTGTAAATTTTAGTTGTGGCTAAGTCAAAGTTATTTAAACCAGTATCCTTAAAGGTATCGGTTAAATTTTTATTTATAAATCCTTTGTGTATTCTAGCCATTTTAAATTTCCAAGTCCAGTACTACTTTAGCATATAAATTAATTACTCTTACAGGATCAACTCCTGTCTCGTCTAATTCCCCTCCTGATGCTTCCCATACCTCGTCATTTAAAACAATTTGTTTTATTTTAGAAGTTGTTATTAAAGAAGAATCACTATAATACCAACCAGCCCATACAGAATTTGGATCATCATTTACTCTATTACCTTCTATTTGAACAATTTTATCTTGTAAAAAATCAGCTGCATGACTCAGAGGTGGATGTGGTAATGTTAAGGTATCTGATGTAAAACTTGCAACAGAAGTATCACCTGTTTCTTCAATATTACTTATAAATTGATTATTTGTACTTGGATAGCCATTATACATATTAGAAAAATTACTATCATTTACTGATTGAGGTCCACCTGGAAATTTAACTTTTGAATAACTTGATTCAAAAGTACTTGGACTATTATGTAAAATTATTCTATATTTATTAAGAGAGCCTGGTTCAATTGCTGGTACTATTATTTCATCTGCAGGTATGTCATGAATATCACCTACAATTGCACCTCCAATATGATATGTTCCATCGTCATGTCTATGATATAAACCACCAGTATACTGATTATCAAAATCAGGTTGGAGTATATCACCTTCTTCTTGTAAATACCACATATCAGGATTATATTCACCAGTAGCACCAGTATTAAGTGGAGCTTCCGTAACTGGATTTTGACTTATACCTGACTCTTCATCTGTATTTGTGGATGAGTTGATGTCTGCTTCTAATAACAACTCACGGGATCCATCTAATTCAAGATTATCTATACTAGGATCGTTTATTTGTTCAAATGTATACCACCCATTAATTGGATTATTATCATCATCATACGCAGTTATTAATTTAAATCTATATCCGAGAGTATTTTGATTATTAAGACTAATAACACTAGTAAATGGTGGTGGTTGACCTTGTTCTTCAAATTGAAAAAATAATTTTGGTATATCGTCATTTAGTAATTCACTAGTGTTTAATATACCGCCAGTTGAAGTATCGCCAAGAAGAATCTCCGATATATACCAAAAATCACCTTCTGCTACTTGTTGTCCTGATTGTGCTTGAGCTGGTGGTAAGCCATCTGTAAAATATATTATTCTGGCAAGGTATATATTATTACCATTATTATTAAAATTAATGTTTATATTAAAATCATAATTACATAATCCATCATCCATATTTGCAAATCCATCATAATTGTTAGCATTAGAATCCATACACCCATATATTTGAATAGGGATTTCAAACTCTTGTGAATATGGTAATAGAAAATCTTCAAATTTATTTAAAAGAGTACTATCAACTTTATTTAAAAAGTTAAATAAATCTAATCTATCTAGTAAGTCTATATCTTCTATTACTTTTTCCGAAGCAGTTTCATCATTAAAATCAATCGGATCTATTCCTGGTATGTTAACAGCAGATTTTACTAAACTAGAATCTACACTAATACCACCTATGGTAGCAAAATTATCATAATTGTATAAATTAAATTCATAGCTTTTAGATGGATTTAATAAAATGTTTGTTTGAAACTTTTCATATGCACCTATGTTATTACCATCAAAAGCATACACTACTCCTGTAATAGAATAAAAACCAGGTTTTTTATAAGTGTGATCTAATAAAACTGTTGACTCTAATAACTTAGGTTCATTAGTATATTCTAATGGAGTGCCATCACCCCAATTTAATTTAAATAAAAAATGACCTATCTCATCTTCGTTATCAGCATATATATCAAAATTATCTGTAGTTAATCTAGTAGTGTAATTATCAATATTACTATTAAATGGATTCCTACCAATTTCTCTTGGGTAAATATGATAATTTATTTTACCTTCTGTTGTTAAATAATATTCATTGGTATTATTGGTTTTATCGTAATATTCATCAAGTCTAATTATTTCATCATCGTCATTTGGATCAATAACATATGGTATAGCATCTATTGAATACCGATATCTTGGTGAGTTATTTATTGAATTTAAATAAGGAATACCTCTTCCTTCATCTGCTTCTTCATTAAATAATACATCTAATGTTGTTAAGTTACCAGTTAAATAAGGTTGTAATGTAGCCTCATTAAAATTAATCTCTTCCCAAAAACCTCTATTGTTTATAGTAAATGTTCCTAGTTCTTGTATGCCAGCTATTGGTGATGGCTCTCCTTGGATAGATTGGTAGGATAATCCTTTAAGATTAGGTATTGTAGTAAATTTTGCCATTATTTATTATTGGTTTTCATCATTTTGTGTACCATCTTTACCTTTATAACCACGAGTTTTAGTTGCACCTTTACCTGATGTATCTCCTTGTTCCTCTTCTTGTTCCTCTTCTTGTTGTTCTTCTTCTTGTTGTTCTTCTTCTTGTTGTTCTTCTTCTTGTTGTTCTTGTTGTTCTTGCTGTTGCTCTTCTTCTTGCTGTTGCTCTTCTTCTTGTTGTTCTTGAGTTTCTTCTTCTTGAGTTTCTTCTTCTTGAGTTTCTTCTTCTTGAGTTTCTTCTTCTTGAGTTTCTTCTTCTTGATTTTCTTCTTCTTGAGTTTCTTCTTCTTGAGTTTCTTCTTCTTGTTGTTCTTCATTAGGATCTACAATCATCTCTCCTATACTAGATATTGTTATAGTTTGAGTTGTTGATGCTTCACCAAAATCATTAACAGCAGTTAATATAACATTAAACACGCCATTTGAATAGTAAGTATATAATGGATTTCTATCACTTGAAAAATCACCATTTCCAAAATCCCACAATACTTCATCAGCGTTAAGTGTTGCGTCCGTGAATTGAATTTCTTCTGATAATTTAACGATTAGTAGATCGTCACCCGTTGCACTATCGTCAACGGTATCATCATTATTTGCAACTGCCATATTAATTCCTCAATTTAAATTTATTGTTCTCCGCCGGTATCTGCTAAATCTATTACCATTGGAATTTGTATTTCATATGTAAAATTTGGTTCTGGTGGTGCACCGGTATTATTGGTATTCGATGTTGAGTTATTTCCTTGATTAGATGCCTCTTCGGATGCTGTTACTGTTAAGTCATCTATTTTATACCCACGAGCTTTTAACAAATCGCTACGGCTTATTATTTCCACTTTACATTTAGCACCAAGACCACTAAAAGAAACTATTCCATCTTCAGCATCTTCTACTCCTGGTATAACATGATTTAACCAATAATCTTTATTAGTAAGAAGTTCGTTACCATCTTCTAAAGATGGTTCTACTACATTAGGATTATAAGTAGCGCAAATAAAATACCACTCGTTTAAATCATCAGTTGGTATTGTAGGATAATTTCTATGGGATTTAGCAAAACGTGTAACTGGATTCATATTTCTACCCACACCATTTTGATAACCCGCTTGTGAAAGTGTTTTTCTCGTAGGATTGGATGTTCCCCAATGATTATCCCTAACTACCCCATCAAATATTATTAGTCTTAATAGTCTAACAATTTTACCATTGTCATCAACATTAGGTTTTACATATGTCTCTAATCTAAATCCAGATGGGTTTTCTAAAGAGTTTGGGTTGCCAAAATTAAAAAGAGTTCCTTCTGATGTTTTACTTACAAACCTTACCCACATTGTTATTGTAAAACCATCGGTTAAATAACTTGGGATTCCATTTTCGTTTTTTTTATCAAATTCTAATAAATTATCACCAGGCGCGGTTAAAATAATTGCTTGATTTGGTTTTCTTATTTTAAGAAAACCCTCTGATGTGTTTTCATATTCAGGTCTTTGATCATCTAAGTTGTGAATAATATTATCAACATCGCCAAGATAAGTGTTAAGTTTGTTCCTCATTGATTGAAGAGTCTTACCACCATTCTCTTCATTTACTTGGTCATCTAATCTAGTTATAAAAGCGTCCACTTGATTTTCATGACTAACACGACTCTCTTCGTCATCTTGATAATTATCAGGTTGTTCTCCCGCACCATCCCCATCCACATCTGTAAAACTTGGAGTTGGACCTACAAAGTCATCAAAGTCTGAAAAGAAATTGTTTATCTGCTCTTGACGATCTGGTTGGGTTGGAAGAAGTTCAAATATACCAGTATCTAAAACTTCTTGGGCTTTTTCAGGATCTATTTTAGAACCAGTTTTTGTTTTTGTTAATTGACTTAGATTTAAAATATCTGTAAATTCATTTCCTATTTTTTTAGCAATATTTAGTTCATATACATTAGCCCCATCTATAAATTTTATTTTATATTGAATAACTAGTTGTGGAGGCGTACCTTCTGCTGGTAATTCTGTTTCTAGTATAGAAAACTTACCTTCTAGTTGAGTAATATTGTTATCAAAAATATATTGGCATAACTGTTCAAAAATATCACCTTCTATATCTTTTCTATTTTCTAAAGTGTTTCTATCTTTTTTATAAAAAACAAGTGGTTCATCTTCAGTACGACCGGATTGTTTTATACCATCACGGATAGTTGTTTGGAGAGAAAGAAGTTGTTCATCAGTTAATGTATTAGATTCAAACCATAGTTTATAAAAAATATCACTTACTGCTTCACGAGTTTCTTGTATAGCAGCATAGGTAACTTTTCTAAATATTATTTCATCTGGTTTTAGTTCATGATTTATTCCCAATTCACCCCCACCAATCATAATTTCACCATCTTGATGTATGTGATAAGGACCTACATATAGTTCTTCAGGATTTTCTACAAAATAAAAACTATCTTCTGCTGTAGCATTTAAACCAACTTCTATAATAGGATTTTGGTTTATTCCTGATTCTTCTTCACCTGTGTCATCACCATCATAAATAGCCATGATTAAGTCCTTAGTATAAATTCAAAATCGTTATCATATATTATTTCTTGACCATCATCGTGATTAACTTTTATTAAAATCTTATAAGCACGATTAGGTTCAAATGAATCCAAATCTTGTTTAAAATAATTAGAAGTTTCATCACAACTCATCGTGGTATAAGCACTAAATGGAACAACTGGTTCATTTGTTGCCATATCAATAATAGAGTAAACACCCCTACCTTCGGGTATAAAACTACCGCTTACGGTTTGAACCGATGTTGTAAATGATTTTTGTATGTATCTTTTACGAGCACCAAATCTAAATTTTACAGTTTCGTTTTCTTTATACGCTTCTCGTAAGTGTATAGGGTATAGGTAGTTCTCACTATTACCAGAAACATCCAAGGTGGTCAAGCTACCTGTGTTAGAACCAGTTGCTGGAAGATGGTCGTCCCACTTTAATTCTATCTTAGGAGAGTATATTGTATTGGTTTGTCTTGAGAAAAATTTAAGGTCTTCAAAACTAGTAGAAGATGTTTCTCTACTACCAGATAATCTTACTAATATACCATAGTTTTCATTAACACCACCAAACCATTTATTAGCTAAAGTAGAAATATCCATATTAAGGTCAGGAGATTCTGCTGAAAATACTTGGGTTACTTCATCACTACCACTAAGATAAGTTCCACCAGGTGCTACCCAACTTATTTCGGAATTATTTTTATTTTTTCTATACAACCAACTACATCCATCTGTTGTCTTTGGCGTATCACTCTCTTTACCAACACCCTCATCCCAAGATTCACTCAATGGATAAGCAGCAATTGTGTATTCTTCACTTAAACCACTTGTTCCTTCTGTCTCATAAAGTCTAAGATTTAACTGATAGTCATTGGGCAGAACAGATGAACTAATATAACTTTCTATTTCATTAGTATCAAACTGAAGAAGAACTCTTGTTTGATAAGAAAATGTCCTATCAAAAAATACTTTTTTTAATTCAAGTATCTCGTCTTGTCCTGTATTTTTATCTTTAAAGTCTTCACCCGTAATCGCGTCTGAACCACTATTAATAAAAGTGTCTTTGGTTGTAAAAAAATATCTATGCATTATACTACCTTCCCATAAATGTCTTGGTTTGGATTTCTTAATTCAAATACAGCAGGTGAAACCGATGGTTTATAAATACCATCTTCAAGGGCACTATGAAAATCATATTGAAATCCATAATTAGCATCAGTTCCTATAATTTCACCATCACCTCTATAATAATATAATTTCCTATTACTGCCATAATCATCATTTCCATCTTGAAATAGTTTTAATTCTTTTATTCCAATAACACCACTTAATCCTAATATATTATATTGTAAATCGTTCATATTAATAGATTGTCTAAATTTTAATTTTCCTACTTTAAAAAAATCTTTTATTACTTGAATTACATTTAATTTAACTTCTGTTGGATTAAAGCGCCTATCATAGTTTACTTTAAAATGAACACCAAAGTTTATTATATAACCGGAAAATAAAAGTTCCCTTAAAGAAAATCCAAAATCAACTTGGTCATTAATCATTCTGAATTGATTAAGATAAGTTGCTATATTCTGTAAAACAAGTTGTGGTGTTTGAGTAAGTTGTCTGCTTTGATTATAAGAAAGGGTGGATACTAAAAGAGTACCACCATCTAATCGTTCTACATATGCTTTAGCAATACTACCAAACTTTGCTGGGATACTTTGTATTCTTGCTGTATAATCTTCTTTGGTTACACATCGAAGTTGAGTAGCAAAGAATGCACTAGCATTATTTCTAATCTCATCTATGGTTTGACCATCTGTTCCACCGACACTCGGTTCATCATTTGTTATAGATATATCTACTCCAAGAGGAGTATTTTGGGGAATTGTAAGTTCTCCAGCTTGAACATTTGATGTAGCACCACCACCAGCACGATAAGTAAAAGTCATTATTGTGTTTGCTGGAGTTTCACCTAAGTTTAAATTATTACCTATTGTAGAACCTATAGCACCAGGTATATCAGCTAGATTAGTTCCATTTACTGTCACACCTGCCTGTTCAATAGAATCTACATTTGAACCAGAATTACTAAATTTAAATAATCCATTTCCAAACTGAACTTTATATGTCTGTGTATCCTCATCAAAATTTGATATAAATTTTTTATTTGTTTTTATATATTCAGCAACATAAGGAACAGGTATAATAGATAAGACGGTTGTAGCATCACCTTGGTCATAAGCACTATCTCTGGTCGTATCATCACTATAATGAGTCTGTTTTAAAACTTTTTCTTGTGCTAAGTAATCAACTTCATACCATGTAAGTCCAGATGAGTCGATACAACTTATTACCTCAACTACATTATCCTCACCCAAATCTAATTCTAAAAATTTAGTTGGACTTGTTATAGTAAATGATTTTGTTTTAGTTTTACCCGAAACAGCTCTTACATGTCGTGTAAGGGTATAAGATTCAGCCTCACCATTACCATCTAATGTTGGAGCGCTTACAGCAGGATCACCGGAACCACTCGATGTAAAATCTATTTCAGATGTGGTTTCAAAAAGTATTTGAGAATCTAAACTAGAAGCAATTTGCAATCCACTATTTATTGAAGATGGAGCTTGACCATAATTAGGAGTACCATCTGCATTAGCATCAATTGTTGTAGTAACTTTTAATTTAACAACCGATGGTGTTTTATTTGGGGCTTTGTAGCCAAGAAACTCGGAAAGTCTTCTTACGTTTCTTTTTTCAGTTGCCGTTGCTAATAAATTTTCCTTGTAGTTATAATCAATGTAATAAGAAAGAACATCACCGACATAACTTGATAATTCTATTAACATCATACCAGGTGATGTTTCATTAAAATCTTTATATGTATCAGGAAAATAGGATTTGGTATATTCAATCAAGTCAGCTTTAATCGTACTGAAATCTTTACTTGTATAGTTTACATTGGTTTCTATTAATTTTTGTTTATCGGTGTATGCCATTAGTAAGCTCCATCACTTGTTGTTGATGTGGTTTCATCACCGACACCATCAAATGTAACCTGAACACTTTCTGTAGCATTAGGTGTTCTATTTATATTAAATTCTATGTTTATATTTACTTGATTTATATCATCTCTTCTATTAACTTCGATATTGTTTAAATCAATAAATGGTAACCACCTTTGAAATGTATCAACTATTTCATTTTCAATTTGAATAGTTATATCATCTGTCATTTGCTCAAAAAGAAGTTGTTTTAAGTTCATACCCAAACTAGGTTGAAATAATCTTTCACCTTGATTGGTTTGTAGTAAAAGTCTTATGTTAGTTTTTATAGCATCAATAGTAGTTTTAGTTGTTGCAAAATACCCATCCCCACCAGGAACCCTAGCTAATGGAAAGTCTATTCCAACTGATACCCTACTATCTTGGTCTTCTACAAATTGATTTTTTCTTCTATCTAATATTGGCATTATTTACTACCTTTCTTTACTACTCTCAGTTTAACTAAAGAATTATTAGAAGCATCTTGAGCACCCATACTTGCACCAGGAAAATTTACATCTACATCAGCCGATGTTTCTATTACGAAAGGACCTTGACCAAGAAGATTAACTAATCCTCCAGGTGGAACTGCAGCGGGTGTCGATGGAATTGGAGTTGTAAGTACTCCATTTACACTTGTCTGAACAACAGGTGCACTTAACTTATCAACTTTAAAATCTTGAGCTAAAAGAAATGTCTGTATAGCTTTGGATAAATCTTCTGCTAACTCATCAACTTTCATTTGACCATCGAATGTAGCATTAACATTATCTTCACCAAGGTTTTTTACAAAGGCATCATATATGTCGGATTTAAGACCCATTATTAGGTCCTTTATTAAAATTTGATTTTTCTTCTGCTTTTTTCATTATACCAGAATAATCTTTAGTGAAAGCATTTGCTAGATGATCAGGTAAGTTCTGAGTATCGTCAACTACTGATTTTACTTCTACTTCTTTATCTATATTTTTCCATTCACCTGCATTAGCAGTTTCTTTTAATATATCATTTAAGATAGAATTTGTAGTCATAGGTACTTTAGTATTAGAAACTGGATTTTTACCAGTCGGAGATGCGGTACGTTGTGGAGCTCTATCTTCAACTAAACTATTAGAATTACTACTAACTAACACTTCATCTAGCTTTTTTTCAAGTGCTGCAAATTTAAAATCTAACTCTTCTCTTATTACTTCTCTTATTAACTTCTTAAATATATTAACCTTCATTATTACTCCTGTGTTGGTTTTG